ATTTGAACAGATAAGTAACAGAGAGTAAATTACCCACTGTTAAAATTTATGTTAGATAAGACATCTAATGTCTGAATCTTTCACCCGATAATTACAAACTTTCAGACACTGGAGGATACCAACAAGTGTTTATTGATAACGATTTTCCAAAAATCCTTGGCGCGGAACTATATAGACCGCATCCAGGATATATCGCTGAAATGGCTGTAGAGCCAGTAGTGGTACATGATTTCACACGCCAACCTGGACAAACCGTTCAGTTGGATCGTTATAAGTTCTGGGGAACACCTGGTACGAAGGACAGCCGTGAGCGTGTAGCAGATCAGACCATTGGCACAGCTAATAGCCGTAACATCACGAAGGAAAAAGTTCTTGTTGTACTTAAAGAGTACACAGGTCCTGCAGATCCTGGTGATGCTACTCAGTCCAGTACTTTCAAGATTGCTAGAGAAACTCTAGTAACAGCACAGCGTCTACTTCTAGACACTGGCAACTTGAACATGTTCCATCAGAGCATTGGTTCACTTACCCTTTTAGATGATTATCGCCGTTGGCGTGATCGTGTCTTCATTGACGAAATTGCAAAAGCAGAAGCCAATGGTGCTGCTTCAACTAGTCAAGGTGGTTATTACTTTGCTGGTGGCAAAACTAAAGACTCTTCTAGTCGTATTAAGTACACAGCTACTGAATATGGAGCACAGAAACAGCAGTTCTCAGTTAAGACTGACCTACTGACTGTTGTTAAGGACTTACGTAAGCGTAATGTTCCTACTTATGCAGATGGCTTATATCGTTGTATCTGCGATCCAACATTCATGATGCACCTACGTCGTGACTCTGACTTCAGAGAAATCGCTCGTTATGCAGGTGCTCCTGGACAGGGAATGTACATGGGCAATCCCATGATTCCTAACAACACCAGTTTCTATCAAGGACCACAAGCTGGACAAGCTTATTTCCTCGCTGGTGAGCCTGTAATGCCTACAGGTGTTCAGTTTGAAGGTGTTAAGTTCTTTGAATCCACTAACTTTGGTAATAAGAACGTAAGTACATCATTTGATAATGGTGGTGCTTATGCATCTAAAGAATGGGCACAAGGCTACTTCTTCGGACCTCAAGCAGTTGGTGTTGGAATTGGCGGACCAAATGCACAAGTCTTAATAAATAATAATGATGATTTTTCCCGCTTCATTATTTTGATTTGGCAGTTGTACGCTGGGTTTGAGATCCTTAATAAGGATTTTGTAACCACTGGATTCAGCTGTGTTGAAGACGATGGAGACCTCTAAAAAATAAATTATAGTAAATAAATTCACGGAGAAATAGATGTCTTATTTATCATCAAAAAAAATCTATCCAGGTAACTGGGCAGAGCCTCTAAACGGTTGGTACAAAAATATCGATACCACCGATAGCAGCACAAATGATTCATCTAAGGGCGGTCCAACAGCAGTGTTGGCCGTTCCTGGATGGAAGTATTTTCAGAATCGTGGCTTCGTTGAAGTTACAGGAAAAGCAGCTACAGCCTTTACTAGTGCTGATGTAATTATTCCTTCTCCTTATAGGAATGATGACACTCGTACTGATATCACTGGCATGGTTGTTTCAGGCGATGCTACCCTTCCCGCTTATATCTACCGTTCTACAGTTTCTGTAGCTTCTGGTTGGGGTGATGGAAGAGTTGCATCTGGTGTCTATACCGACACTGGAAACCTTATCTCTTTTGGTAGAGATAACTCAGGTTCTCCTGTTGCAGCTTCTGGTCTTGGTGAAGGACCTGCTCAAGCAAACCTTGCCTCTACAGTAGATGGTCCTGCTGCAGGTGGAGCCGCTAACTCTGTTTATTATGCAGGTGGAGTTGCTGCTTACAGCTACAACCCTCTAGTAACAGCAAGTGGTGTAAACGCAGGTGGTTCAGATAACCCTAATACTCCTTATAAGTCAGTTACAGCTGCTACTACATTTAAAGTGTATGTAAAAGCAACTGCTAATGCGACTTCTGCATCCAGTACAGCTGACGGTTTATACGTCTCTGATGCTGATGCTGACGCAGGGAGAAAAGGTTATATCGTAGTTGAAACATGCTACCTACAACCTGATGTTGCTCCTGGTTATGAAGATATCGATGGATATCTTACTGGACGTACCGTTAGCTAGTTAATTGAGTTAAACTGGGATCAGTGAGTACTTCTCTGGTCCCTATGACTACGCTTTTTAAGCACAAGAAAACTGGTGCAAGGATCAAAGTTATAAGTGAAATTGATAATGGCGATTGTTTCATGGTCGAAGATCAGGACGGTCGCCTTTTTTACGCTTATAAATTAGAACTAGAACCAGATACACAAGGAACTAAAAAAGTAAAAACCCTTCAAATTAAAGACAAAGCTGCAAAAGAAGAACCTCGTGATTTTCCTCCAGAAACTCGTCTTAATTTAAATGGTGCCACTGCTCAAATGATTGCTGATCATATAAAAGGGATTGGCATTAAAACTGCAAGAGAAATAAAAGATCTTCAAATGTCCTTATCGGGTGAGAAGTTCAATAATTTAGAGCAGTTAAAACAAATCAAAAGAGTAGATTGGGAGTCAGTTTTTGCAGCTGATTTAATTCGTGTTTAATAAAGAGTTTTTAGTTTTAGAATAAAAGCAACATTATGACCTTAAGAGGGAGTTACTGTGGAGCTATCTGACTTCGATAAAAGTAGAGTCAGATATCATTTGGGATATTTTACTGTTTCAGTACCAGCGGGTGATTATGCTCGTTTAGAAGAAGCAATGAATACTATTCCAGATTCATATTTTTATGACAAGATATCTACTCAGATTGGTCGCTGTGATACAGCTGAAAAGAAAACAGAAGTAGCAACTTCTCCTTCTACTCGAATAGAAAATATCGCAGGTGATGTTGATCGTACAATCAGATCTAGCAATGCAAAAGAAGCATTAAAGATTTGGGATGACATTTATCTCTATGAAAGTAATCGCTTAGCTGGAATTCTTTATGTACCTAATTACAAAGATCCTATGCAAGCACGATATCGTTATGAACGTTCAGGTGCTGAATATATTCAGGCATTACCTGGACCAGCAGATACATCTGTCGGTTCACGCATTTATCTAGCGGAGGCTTGGCGATAATGAGTACTTATGGACAACACTTAGGCAGCGGATGGAGCAGTGCTGGCTTAACAGATGTTTTCAATTCTAAGCTTCCAGGTGATTACATGCAGGCCAGTAAAAGCTGGATGCCAGGAAAAGCATGGGCAATGGATCGTGCAGCTTTCAAACCAGATGCAAGAGAATCAAGTATAGATGCTGAAAGTTTTCAGAAATTTATGCAATTACAAAAAAATCCTGAAGGATTAGTAAATAATATCATTACTCAAAATTCTCCTGATTTTGTCTTAGCAAAAATGAAATTCGGAAAATAGATATGATTTCAATTAGATTGGCAGGAAATGCTCCATGGAACAAACTACTAAAAGATGATGTAACTTCAAAAGAAGAAGCTGAAAAAGCACATATTTTAAAAGAGGGAAGAGATGCAGAAGAAGAATTTAAGAGAAAACATTTTTAGACGCTATAATTAAAAAAAATTAGTGTGAATAGAAGTGTCCTCAACCTCAACCAATAAACAGCCCCTTTTAGTAGATCGTCCACTGTTTGACTCGGTGAGAGTGACCACACAAACTGTTGGGAGTGAAGCAACAAATACATTATTTGTGCAGGGTGGTCAAGCGCCATCTATCTTAGTAGATATGGATGCTGCTTTAAGTGAAGATAATAATAATGGTGGAGTAATAGATTCAATTCAAATTACTAGAAATGATTTTTACCGTGGAAATGATTATGTATTAAATTCAACGACATCAGGAACAGCAGCTTCTTTTGTAAGTGGACAGATTATTTACGCACAAGATTCTCAACAATCTGCAGTTACAGCAGTTAAAAATGCTGGCAATAAATATTATGAATATAAAGGATCATCTTCTGTTACAGGATTGATTAGTGCTTTCGATTTCACAAATACAGCAACAACAACAGGTTATACAGACTTAGGATTAATTAGAGGTCAACAACCTGAAGTAACTTTCGTTTTCTATCAAACTCGTGGCACAACAACTCCTATTCCAGCTTCTGGTGATTACAACATATTATTTGCTAAAACCGTCCCAGCCGAAGCTAAAGTATGCGACTGTTCAGATGTAATGCCCCATTTATCTACTCCTGGTGTGCATTCTGCATATGCATCTGCAACTGGTAATACAAACGCTGGACTTCCAATAAGAAATAGAGGTATCTATTTAGAACAAGGTGATCGTGTTTATGTTGGTGTATATGCAGAAGGAAATAATGCTACAGGTTATGCAGCGGGTGTGAATGTAACTGCACAAGGTGGTTTCTTCTAAAAATAATGACCAAAAGAGGTAGTTCATTTGGTACTTTTAAGACCAATGATACAAGTACTGATTTTGGATTAAAACCTGTTAGAACAGAATTTGGTGGTAGTAGTCCGGAAACTTTATATACAATAAGTAGAGAATCTTGTTGGTCAAGATGGAGAAGAGGCTATGAATTAGCTACAGCGTCTTTATATCATAATTCCTTTGATTATCCCTTTACATATAAAATACCATTGCCTACGGGCACTCCAGGGGCCTCTGGTAATCAGCCAGCCATCCCTGGTGTATTCCGAGGGTTCCCAACAAAGAATAAGGAATTAGGTGTTCATTGGGCAGGTGTACGTGTTGCAGGAAGTCTTCGTTTTGATAATGTTTTAGATAGTAGTAATGTACGTGCTTCTATTACATCTGTAAGTGAAGATAATGAATATTGGTATGTACAATTAGCAGGAACTTGGAGTACTTCTAATCCTTTACCTGCTCCTCTCTATATTCCGATTGCAGGTACAGATGGTATTAAACCAACCAATGGTGAAGTTATAGAAGATCGTATTATCACACCAGAAGGAGTACCAATAACAAGAGAGACTATTAACCCCAATACTCAAACTCGTTATGGATATGTACAAGCAGTCCTTGCAGATGTTAATCCTTCAACAGGTTTATTAACACTTAGAAAACGAGGTTCAGTTGAAGCAACTCCTGACCAAGTTCTTGTTACTCCAGCTACAAGACCTCCAAATATTGGACGTTACTTCATGACAGGTACTCGTTATTACTGTACATGTCAAGATTTCACACGTCGTCAATATGCTTATGTATCTTCTTTAGGAAAACGTAAAGGTAATTATTTTCCTCGTACACGTTGTGCAACACTACAGCCAGGTCGTTATGAAGTAATGAAAATTGCAGGTAAAGTTGCTAACCAAGCAATGACTAATGCAGTAACTAATAGACGTTTAGAAGTTATAGCACCTAGTTCAAAATATGAAATACCACCAACAATATCTGCTACTAGCAGTACAAAATTAGGAGCAACAAGAGATAACCCAGGTGTATTTAGTGATTTTGGTGGTGTGTATATAAGAAGTGGTGCTGATCCTTCATTACCAGGTGCTAAGTCAGAAGGCTTACCTGAATATGAATCTTATTCTGCAAAGAATAATGTAATCACATCTTTAACTGACCGTTGGACACCAACACTAGATGAATTTAGATATTGTAAACATATTTATGCAATGAAATATGAAGAAGGAGTATTCCCTCCTGAACCTTCTGATTTACCTGTAGGTATTAGAGACATTACTGCATGGGAACAACGTCTTGTAGATCAAACAGAAAAAGACCAAGAAGGTGCAGCAGCAAATATTAATCGTTATGGTTTGGCATATATGGATATTCCTCCTTTCAATTGTCAATCACCAATGATGGTTTCTATGATGCAAAAATTATTTAACATTCCATCAACTTTTGTATTACTTCAGAATTTCATTATGTATGATAAAACTGGAAAAGCTTATACACCATCACAAGGTGGAACCCCTGTAACATGAGTAATCCAAATTTTGGTGACATTATTGAAACTAATTTCATCTATTCAGATGATCAAAGAGCAGTACGTAAGTATGGAGATAGTGTTGTTCAAGTAAGTGGACAACCCGCTACATATCATGCAGGAGATGTTGTACATATGCCATATCAAGCTGGAGAAACATCCACAATTGAAGCTATAGGTTTAGCTTGGAGTGCATTTGCAAATGGAATAGATCCGGCTGAATAGGGGAATTGTAAACTTAGGTGAAGTCTTTTTTGAGGAAAGGCTGACATTTGATTTTTGCTTACTAGAATCATGGCCACAGCTATTCAGGCGAGGGATAAAACCCTCTTGTCTGGTTGGCCGGAATTTTGTGATTGGGTTACTTCAACAGACAATCGACTTTATGTCGGTTGGTTTGGAGTCCTAATGATACCCACACTATTAACGGCTACAACTTGCTTCATTATCGCGTTTATCGCGGCCCCTCCAGTAGATATCGATGGCATTCGAGAACCAGTCGCAGGAGCATTGCTCTACGGAAATAACATCGTCTCTGGCGCGGTCGTGCCAAGTTCTAACGCAATCGGTCTTCACTTCTACCCAATCTGGGAAGCTGCAACCATCGATGAGTGGTTGTATAACGGAGGACCATATCAACTCATTGTGTTCCACTTTCTCATCGGTATCTCAGCTTATATGGGACGACAATGGGAACTTAGTTATCGATTAGGGATGAGGCCTTGGATTTGTGTCGCTTATTCTGCGCCAGTCTCAGCAGCCTTTGCAGTATTCCTCGTATATCCATTCGGACAAGGAAGTTTTTCTGACGGTATGCCTCTCGGCATTTCAGGTACGTTCAACTTTATGTTTGTCTTCCAAGCAGAACACAACATCCTCATGCATCCTTTCCATATGTTGGGAGTTGCGGGGATGTTTGGTGGCGCTTTGTTCGCTGCTATGCATGGCTCGTTGGTTACATCTTCAATTGTTAGAGAAACCACAGATAACGAGTCTCAAAACTACGGATATAAATTTGGACAAGAAGAAGAAACTTACAATATTGTTGCAGCACACGGATACTTCGGTCGTCTGATTTTCCAATATGCTTCTTTCAACAATAGTCGTTCTCTTCATTTCTTTCTTGCTACTTTCCCAGTGGTTTGCATCTGGTTTACCTCCATGGGAGTATCCACTATGGCCTTTAATTTGAATGGTTTTAACTTTAACCAATCAATATTAGATGCCAATGGAAAGGTAGTTCCCACCTGGGCTGACGTATTAAATCGAGCCAATCTTGGTATGGAAGTTATGCATGAGCGTAATGCCCATAATTTTCCTCTTGATTTAGCAACAGCTAAGTCAACTCCAATTGCTTTGCTTACACCTGCTGTAGGTTAAAGTACTGTATTTTTCTTTAAAATAGCCTCTCTTAGTGGGAGGCTTTTTTATTAGAGATACAATAAAGATAAACAAGAGACAAATGAAATCAGAGGAAGTCAAAGCAATGATTGATAATGCAATTGAAGTTGCTATGAATAGACATAATAGAAATGCAACTTTAATTAGTACAGCGCTAGGATTTGCTGTTATGGCCGCTTTTGTAGACGGTTTATTACGAATCCTGGGAAAGATTCCTCCTTTTATAGGATTAGATGTCAATATTATTCCTGATTTACTAAAACAATGGACGATGTAACTTATACGTTTATATGGACGTATCTCACCGCTTTTGCAATTGTATTACTCTTCCAATTGCTTAGGGATACAGAAGAGTAAGTGTCTTTTTTGTATATTTAATTTTTTAATGGGTGTTAAGGTAAAAATACTGAACTCTTAAATACAATGATTAAGCGTATTCTTGGCACTCTTGCAGCTGCCTCTGTTGCTTCCCCAGCTGCATTTGCTGGTGTATACGTCAACGTTGAAGCTAACTCCGGCTTCACTGGCTCAGATTATTCTGCAACCACGACAGATCTTCACGTAGGTTATGAAGGTGGAAATGAAAGTTTTGATTATTATGTACAAGGTGGTCCAGCTATCGTAGCTACTGACGGCGCTGATTCTGACACCAGACTTTCTGGAAAAGTTGGTGCTAGTGTTGCTGCTACTGAGAAGCTTAGTTTCTATGGTGAACTTGCAGTCCTAACTGCTGATGCAGATACTGATCTAGACAATTCATGGTCTACTAAATTAGGTACTAAGTACTCTTTCTGATACGATTAACCCGCTTAGAACATTAACCTCACTGTTGGCGCAGTGGGGTTTTTAATGAAAGGTTTAGTAGAATAAAAATATGGATGTTACCTCAAGAACAATTAAATAAAACATGTTTAATGAATTAGATCCTCATGGTCATTTAGACCTTTATACTAACAAATTTCCATTATTAGATAAGTCTGTAATAGGAACTGAGCTTTCTTGGAGATGGAGAGGAGGCGGCGGCGGTGGAGGCGGAGGCCCCAGTCGTGTTGAGAGTGAAACTAATGCATATAGAGATACTATCAAAAAAGGTTATAAGAATTATAAGAATGCAATGGATTCAAAAAAAGGAAATGATTCTAATATGGGTAATTCAGGTTTACATTATGATCGTGGGAAGAAAAAATGGAATACATTAAAAGAAAAGACAGATTATGAAGCAGGCCACGATCAAAACTTACCGGAGAAGAAAAAACATAAAAAAGCTTATGTTACTTATAGTGCTAAATATGAAGATGAGGGCAGTAATTGGCATAATGTAAGTGTTAGTGCGCTTAATTGGAAGAATAAGCCATATACTTCAGCAAGCAGCGGCTCCTCTAAAGATGGACAATACAGAGTATATAGCGGATGGTTTGAAGTAAGTGGTAATAAAAGTCAGATGAAGAATCAAGTAAAAAGTGAATTAAAAAATCGTTTATCTTACGCGGCAGCGAGACAACCGTTTGATGATTATAGTAATAGTTACAGTCAATATTGGGATCAAGAAAGTACGAATTTAAAAAGGGATATAGATAATGGTACTATTGCAAATAATAAAATCGATATTGATAATAAATGGAATGTAAAGAAAAATGAGATTGCAGCAGATATTAATAATAAAAATGAGACATTAAATAAGAAAAATATTGCTAAAAATAATGCATATCAAAAAGTAAAAGACATTGCTCAGGGTACACGAGGTTCTGATTATAAAGAT